ACTTCAGCTAACAACATTTGTCTTTCCATTGGAAGCAATTTTTGCATTCCATTTTCTAAGTCTTGATAGGTTTCTTGTTTCATATTAAAGGTTTATTTTGGCTTTCTCCCATGATAAAATAGATCTAATTGCGTCTATCTGATGTACAGATGCAGAATTAATACGATCAAATGCATTTTTTAAACGTGTCCATTCTCTTGCTTTACTCTTGATCCACATGTTTACTGTAGATGTAGCAAGTTTGCCATCCATGATCTCAGCTATTTTTTCACCAATTTCAAGATCAATTACACAGTCAATTTTATACTCTGCTGCTGTTCTGTATTCACCAGATTGAGTCATAGCAATATTTAATGTGTCTAATCTTTTAATTAATGAATCATGATAATCAGGAGAATCATTTTTTGGCAATGGTTTTTGTAAAAAATCAATCATTTTTTCTGCCTTGTCTGTTAACTCTTCTAAAGTGTATTCTCTCATTTTAATCTTTTTTTAATATCAGATTGATTGTAATTTAAACCCATGGCAATACGATCTTTATCTTCTATTTGATTTGCAATTAAAACTTTAAATGCTTTATTATATTGATCCCATGTAGTATATGAATCAATTAAATTTGCCATTTTAGATTTTTTTTCTTCATCATACAATGTGTTTTCTAACATTGTGATTAGTTGCAATCTTTTTTCATCACCAATTTCATCTTTGTGATCATTAGTTGAATCTGCGTCTTTAGTGTCATCAATTGCAAACAATCCATTCAATGCATATTTACGAGCATAAGAACTGGCAGATCCTGTAATTTGTGCAGCATCCATTCCTTTCTTAACTTCTTCTTCTCTTGCATAACCATTTGTGGTAAAATAATCACCATCGCTTTTGTGCAAAGTTGCAGTCGCTTTTACGTAGATCCTATCGCCAATTAAAACAACTTCATCACTTATAGTAAGTGCACAGTCATGTTTATGACAAATAGGTTTTGCCGCTTCAATTATATCTTCGGCAGATCTGAATCTGTAATTACCAAATTTATTCATTTGGTTTTTAGGAACTTTAAGTTCCTTTTGAATTTGAATTAAACTCATAGATTTGTTTTTTGGTTTATTTGATTTTGTTCTAATTGCTCTTCTAATTGTTTGTCCTGTTCAACTTCTTCTTCATCTTCTTCTTCCCAATCACAATGTTCTAAACAGTCTGGACAAATATCTATTTCAGGATAATTGGTATGTGCTCCACAGCATGTTGAAAATGGCATAATTATTCAATTTCAGCTTGTCTACAATATTCTAATTCTGCTTGATGTTGGTACCATTGATTAAATGTAAAACTATCGTCTTCATAATCATAGCCAGCAAATGGTGCAGCTTTTTTATTTACTACCTGAAGATATTCTTCAAAATTATATTCTTTGCCTAAAAAAGTAATATTTCCTTTGTACTGTAATTGCCAATATATAAATGTATCTAATGGATCAATAACTTCTTTGCCATATTTTTCACAAAGTTGCTCATAGGTATAAAGTTCTTTTCTCATATTATTAGTTTTGATTAATTAAACAATCCCAAGGTGTAAGCCAGAATTGATCATAAGTTTGTCTAAAATAAGTTTCTAAATCCAGAATGTGCATGTATTTAACATCATTGATGTAATACTTTTCTTCTAATTCTGTAATTAATGCAGCAATCATTCTTGGATAAACAGTAATGTCATCCGTAATTTTTAACCTTAATTCAGGTTTAAGTCTTTGTAGTAGATTTTCCATGTTTATTAGTTTGTTTTAGCTAATATACATAAATAGTTCATATTTGAACACTTTTTAGACATTATTTTAGAAAAAAAGCATAACTTATTGAAAATCAATCTCTTTTGCAAAGTAAAGCATATTAGATCCACCGTATTGATACTCAGGATTGTATAATTTAAACCCTCTTCTAATTAGATTATTAGCAGATGGATAGTTATCTAAAGTCGTATATGTTATGACTGTATGACAGTAATGGCGTTTTGCTGCTCTTATTCTAACATCAATCAATCGTTTTTGTAAACCTTTGCCTCTATTTTTACGATCAACCCAAGCTCTTACAAATATGCAAATGCCTTCAGAAAATAAACAACCGCAATACGCAATAATATTTTTATGACTATCTAAAATAACCCACCATTCTCTGTTATGTAAAAATTCATTTCCGCATCCTTTAAAATTAGGATTTGTTTTATCTAAAACTTGCAACTCTTCATAGACTGTATGATTGAAAACTTTTCCAAATGAATAAATTCTTACAAGTTTCATCACAGTCTTTTTTTAATTTCTTGCTTTTGCTTAATTAATTTTTTTAAATACATTGAAAGATCAAGTGCTTCTTCATATGCATGTTGAAGCCAATCTTCTTCAGTTAAATCTTCTCGATCCATTGTTGTACCGTATTCTTTAATACCTTTCTCTTCTCTTGCCAATAGATCATCAATAATACTATATAGAATTTTGCTCATTATTTAATAGTTTGAGTATGAAATTTACCGCATGTTTTGCATTGGAATCTTTGCTTTAATAAACCAGAAACCGTAGGCATCATACCTTGTTTTCTAAGATCATCACTTCCGCATTCTGGACATGATTTTCTTTCTTCTCCAGCAAATACTCCATAGTGAGTCTTAGGTTCGATATGTGGGTTTAATATTTTAAAAACATCTTCAAGAAGTGTTACGTCTTTTTTACAGTACTTAACCATTTTCTCCATTGCAGATTTATCTTTTCTAAGCAAAATATCTTTCCACAATCCGAACTCTGTTTTTATCTTATTTCCAAGACCTAAAAATTCTGCTATGTAATCTAATTTATTTGAATTAAATCTAAACTTAGATCTTGCAACTTTAAGCGTGTCTATAGTTAGATATTTTGGAAACATGTCTATTCTATGAAATACGCATCTTGTTCTAATCCAAGCAAGATCAAACTTATCTCCATTATGTCCTACTAATTCAACAGCTTGATTTGCTACTTTAATAAAGTCTTGTAGCATTTTTTTATCATTCTGTCTTGAGTCCCATGTTAATGCATAAACTTCTTTTTCATCTTCCCATTTATAACATATACAAATGATTGCTCTTTCTTGAATTATATTTGAGTAGTCAATATTTTTTTTATATCCAGCTTGCCAAAACAAACCAATGTTAGGGGAAGTTTCAATATCAAAAAATAATCTTCTCCTTGTTGATCCTGTATTGTTTTCCATTAATATGGTTTGTATTGAGTCTTACCGTTTTGTTTGTATGCTTTTAAAACCTGCTTTCTTTGCTTACCAGTTGATTCGTAAGACACATGAACCCAATCTGGATTTGTATCATTACCAAATTCATAGATTAATTGATCAAATTCTAAATTGTCTTTAATATAATTAAAAATCATTTTATTTGTTACTCCATTTGGCGTTCCATCCATATCAATATCAATTGCTTCACCTTGGCAATGTTGACTTGTAGTAGAACCACCAATGCATTTATTTAATTCAGCACTTCTATAGCCGCTTGAAATATGAATAGGACAACGAAAATAATTACGAATTGGTTCAAATACTTTTTCAGCTAATAGTTTAAAATTAGCAATGTGTGCTTCTGTTGGCATATTTGAAATGCCATTACGTTTTGCACTTTCGCTTCTTATAACTTCTGATAGATCTAAATGTTCACTTAATTTCATAAAATGTTTTTAAGGAAATAAAATAATAATGTTATATATAAAATGCCAATTGATATTAGCACTCTTTTTTCGTAATTAGTCATTCTTCTTAAATATTTTCTCAACTGAAGTTAAACCTAAACAACCAAATGCTAATAAAGCTACTGATTCTACAAGTATTGTACTTGGAGCTATATGCTCCTCGCTAAAACTGTTGTGATACATAGTAGCGCACAAAGTTATTACACAGAATAAACCGCATAAACGTTTCATTGATAGTCTACCATTGTCTTCTGTAAAAAATTGTTTCATAATTAATGTAATTGACTAAATTGTAAAATGATTATTCCGATTAATATTAGTTTGCTTACTGAGTGTAGCTTTTCAATTTTTCCTTGATTTATGTTATATGCTTCGTAGATTTTTTTATTTTCTGTATATTTCCACTTCCAATCATAGAACGAATCTTTAACCAAAGAAATTGTATTGAATAAACTGTCATATTGAATCTGTTTTATTTTTAAACTATCTTTTGTAAATTTTAGATCTTGATTAAACTTGTTAAAAGTTTTATTAATTTGATCACCTTGTTTTAAAGTCATTATCACAACCGTGTCTTCACCAATCTTTTTAGTTATTGGATATTGGCAATAGCATAAATTTGCTACCGGTATCAATAGTAACAGAATCCAACTTACTTTTGACTTCATTTAATTCAATTTTTAAATCTTTAATTTCATTTTTCATTGCCACTATAGTTGAAACTGCTTTTGTTACTAACTCAGCTTCTTTTTTACTTGCAGCTTGTTGAACTTCAACAGATCTATTATTTGTTTCTGCAACTCTTGACATAAGTTGATTAAACTCACGCTCTTGTTCAACTTCTTCACTTGTTTTTTGCGCTGAAACAGTGCATCCAAATAAGAAAAGTATAAATAAATATTTCATTATTTAATTTTTTGAATCTTACCTAATTGTTCTAAAGTTGAAAGTTTAGTTGTAGCAGAAGCTAAAGAAGAATCACAACGACGTAAAGCATCACTTACCAAATCAACACGTGTTTCTAATTTTTCTATTTTGCGACCTTGACCTTCGATCTGATTGTTAAAAGTCCCACGGATATCAATATATAAAACTGAAATTCCAACAATTACTAAAAACATAGTTCCAACCACTGGGTTTTTACTAAAGTCTTTAAAGCTTATTGGAAGAGGATTTGCTGAAACGTCTATTTTTTTACTTGTTGCCATTCTATTTGTTTATAATTTTAAATAGAAACCAACGCCATATTTTACAGACTGACCTGTCTTTAAATTTAAACCAATTAGAGCCTTATTTTTGATCTTATATATTGCGCCAATACCTACATTGTCAATTGAATTATCCTGTCTCAGATCGCCCGTAATTCCTAAATAAAGTGCATTCTTAGCCTTTGGCGTGATAGTACGCGTTTCAATTATAGTTTTTTCGCTTAATTTGGCGCTAAATCCACGCCCTAAAATTCGGTTTTGGCTTATTGTATCTTGTATATAAACTATATTGTTCGTATCAATTGCAATAGTATCTGAATACGCATATACACGGCTATAATCGAATAAAATACGAATTGTATCGTGTACGGGGATTTGTACGGAATCTGTTAAAATGGTATATGAATGTATATCATTTCCTTTTTTGTACTTTGTAAAAGTTTTCTGTTGGAAAACTGTATCGCGTACAATGGTAACAGAACCGCCATTATATGAAGGATCTGAAAATAAGAATAAAGCAACGACAACCAATAAAATTGCAATTACTAAATTCTTAATCATTTTTTACTTTTTTTGTGGCATTGTAATAATAACGAATTGCCATAATACCGGAAACAATAGCGACCAAACCTGCCAACAATGTGACTATTGGTTGAATTGTTGTAATACTTACAATTGCACCGATTGTGCTAATTAATAAATTTAAATCTGCTTGGTCGCTATGTTGTGCCATTTTAATCTTCTTTTTTAGATTCTTTTTTTGGATTTTGTTCTTCCTGAATTTTTGCAAACCATTGTAATAAGACAATGCCATACTTAGTCGGCAATTGATCTTGAATAAAATTGTTTAATTCAGCAACTTGTTGTTCGTTTAAAGTAATCATAGTTTATTTTTTTTATTTACAAATATAGTTATTTATTTCATTTATATTGCTTCTTCTGTATCAATTTGCTCCGCAATCGGTTCTGTTGGTATTGGAAATACATAATCTCCTATAATTGTAACGTCAATTTGTTGTGCTATCCAATTGTAAGCATAATCATTTGTAATCCAATTAACGTAATCATTTCCAATCATTGTTAAGTTACCTTGTTTTAATTGACTTTTAGTGTCACTTAAAAGTGCATAATAAAAAGTAGCTGAATTAGTTAAATTATCATCAACACAATAAGCGTTTAAAATTGTTGCAGTTCCCAAATTTATTGGAAATATAATTGGTTCTATTTTTTTCATTTTATTTTATTTTTTAATTTTTTATTTTAATGGTTCAACAATTACCTTACCATTTTTGTCAGTCCAATCTGTGTCCATTATGTGTTTGTCTTGTCTTTCGCCAATTACCAACCACGATACGATTGCATTTGATTGATTATTTTGACATTCTATATGTAAAACATTTTTTACAACTTTTCCCTTTACTGCGTCCCAATCTGTTTCATTTGAAGTATAAGTGTGAATTTCCCTATTTAAAGCTACAAATGTACCTTCTGTCATTGTTGAAACTTCGTCCAAATTAACTTCTGCAATACCATTTTTCAATTGAATTTTACCCCTATAAATATTATTCGCTTGAGGAGATTCAACAAATGAATGAACTAAATAATGCGTTTCAGACATTGATTCTAAAGGGTGGTCAATTTTAAATGAACCTGAACCTTTTGAAAGTGAACCTGATACTGCAAGACCGCCTGTAATATTCCACCTTGTATTTGAATAACTATATCTTAATCTGTCTGTTGAACCTGCTTCAGTAATTGCAAAATCATCATTATCTGTTCTAATATCATAGTAATAATTTGTTCCGCTTCCCATTCTAAAGCGTCTATTTGCTCCTTGTTGTAATTCCAAACCGCCACCAATAGCCAATTTGCTTCCTGAATCTGTTGTAGTACCAATTAATATATTACCCCCAGATAAGATTCTCATTCGTTCAGTACCATTGCCACTTGAACTACTATTAAAAATTATATTATCTCCAACTAATCTTAAGTTTTCTGCACTATTTGAATCATTTGCACTTTTAACTGTTACGATTGAATCTGCATAATTTACTAAAAGCCTTCTTGCACCACTTGATAAAAGGCAAATATCTAATAAAGCTAAAGGATTAATTGTTGCAATACCAACATTGCCTGAAGGACTTATTCGCATTCTTTCTATTGCTGCCGAACCATTTGTAAAAGGTGTAGTTAAAAATCTTATTATACTACCACCATTTGTTCCATCAGGTGCGCCTTTTGAAACTATATCCATTGAACGAACATATAATTCATCACCTAAAGCAAAATAATTCCACCCTATTGATGCTAAATCATTTGTTGAATACGTTGGAAAACTTGTAATTGCTGTTGGTGTACCTATTGAAAATGCTGCCTGTTGACTACTTGTATTAAAACCTACATATCCTGAAGAATTAATATCCAAAAATGTTGTTGCATTTCCTTGATCACTATGAATACCAATTAATTTAAACCCACCACGTGTTGAAGTATTAGTACCAAATGAATAAAACCTGCTTACACTTGAACCGCTATTATTAATTAAAGTAGTATTTGCACCTGAAGTTAATGAAGTACCATTTGCAATTAATGTCCCTGCACTTAATCTATTTGAAAATGAAGCATTTCCGTCTGAATTAATAATAAATTCATCATTACCAACCCCATTATAATTCATTCTAAATGAATTATCTGTAAAAGTATAAATACTCCAACTATTTATTGAATTAGAAGCTTCAAGAAATAAACCACCTTTTGTTCTTAAAGAAGCTGCAATTAAATTATTTGTAAAAGTAGAATTTGTTCCGTCTATTGTTAATATATTTGCACCACCAATTTGAAAAACGTGTTGGTTTGTTCCACTACCAAAAGTTGCGTTATATATTGTGCTTGTTGAATCCTGTGTTAATTGTAATCTTTTTCCTGTGCCTGAAGTAGTTTCGTAAATTTCTATTCCAACACCTGTTGCGCCGTAAATAGTTAAATCTTTATTTGAAGTTCCTGAACCAATTACAACAGTTGAACTAAATGTTGCAATACCTGTTGAACGTTCAATTGTTAAAGGCGTATCAATTAAAGAACCCGCGTCTGAATAACGTCTTACAAATAAATTTGCACCTGCATTTGAACCTGATTCTGTTCCTGAAACTTCAATATTAAATCTTGCACTATTGTCTGAACGGAATGATAAACTTTTTGCAATAGAAACGTTTGCGTCTAAATTAGCAATCAAAGCACTTGCGCCACCGTCAATATGAACCTTTGTTGTTGGGTTTGCAATACCAATACCAAATTCACCTGTTGATAAAACTGAAACTAATTCGCTTGTTGTTGCTTCATTATAAATTCTAAATCTATGGTCTGACTGAACATTACCAATTGACCACCTGTTTGTCCCTGCACTTGCAAAACCTAAAAAAGCATTGTTTGTTGAAGTACCATTTACACGTCCAATAATTCCTGAACCAAAAACGTCCAATGCGGTTGTTGGTGAATTAGTATTAATTCCTAATCTGTTATTAGTGTCATCAAAAAATAAGTTTGCATTGTCTTGCGTTAAAGCGCCTGAAGTCCCAATAAAAGGAACTGACCCTTGCGTTAATGCAGTTGTAATTGTCAAAGTTGCAACAGAACCAACTAAATTAATTGTTCCGTCAAATCCATTTGCGTCGTTAAATACCAATGAATTAATAATGTTTGGCGATAATTCAACATAAGAAGTTAATCCTGTGTCCCAACGGTATAAAACGTTTGTATCTAAAGCAATGTAAATAGTGTCAGCCGTACCAACTAAAGGAAATGAAGCAAGATTTGGATATTCTTCAACCGTACCTGTAAATAAAGACGCCATTTGTGAAAGCGTAATTTTTTTACTTATACCTGTTGATGGATCTCCAATAATTGTTAGATCTGATAATACTGGCGAAAGTTCAGTCGCTAACTGATTTATTTTTTTACTCTCCATTAGTAATTATAATTTGAAGGCACTTGGCACCTGTTGTTAATAAATGGTACTGTCAAAACAGCATCTAATTTTACTCCTGCTAATAGATCTGGATCACTCTCTGTGTAAAATGTAACAGGTAAGTTTCTACTTAATGTCCAAGTTACTAATCCATAATCTTCTGGGTATCTTAATTGAGCCACAATATCTCCACCAACTTGTGTCATATCTGACAAAACTTCTGTTTCATTATTCTCTTCCATAAGCATACGATCCATAAAATATAAACTAAAAGAATAAGCAATCTCTTTTTCTCCAAAGTTTGCACCAGTCAAAGTATAAAACATAGCAGGATAAGTAACTTCTCCATTACTTAAACGTTCCCAAACATCACCAAAATAAACAAAATTAATTTGTTCGTGGGCGTTTGCTATCTTCTTTAATTCGTCTACTATTTGGTTTAGCGTCATTATTTTTTGCTTTTTCTAAATAAACCTTAAGTTTAGTTTGATTTTTTATTGTTACTTGTTTGCTCATATTAGCAGCATCCTATATTACCTTGATAACGTTCTTCAAATGTTTTTCTACTTTCACCATCCCAACCATCACCACAACAACCATTATCACCTAACCACATTGAAACTGTATAACCTTCGTTGTCAGGTTTGATCGAATCAATACCTGATCCAAAGTTTAAATAATTAGGATATAAAGCGTTGTTTTGTTTTAAATATTTTATAAGTCTTTGCTTATAAAACTCTGCTCTTGCTTTGTATCTATTTGCAACATCAATCATGTCTTGCATAGATGGAGATTCTTGATTTTCTCCTGTTTTTCTTATTAAACCTTTATTGTAAAATTGAAAACTTAATCCACTTGGCAATTCAGATAAAACGTAATAGATCAAACAGTCAGCAATGTAATCATTCAATAAATCATTTTGCAACTGTGTGTAACTATTTGCTTCAACAGCATCTTGCAATTCATTATAAAGTGCAGATCCTAATGCTGGTAGGATATACATATCTTGAGCAGTTTTGATCTCAGGTAAAACTAATTTTTCATCAACATTAGCGTGAAGACCTGTTCTGTCTTTTATATTCTGTACAGATATGAATAGTGTGTTTTTACTCATTTTATTTTCTTGTTACGATGTTAGATACCCATTGATGTCTACAACTTGGTTCATGTTCATTAGTTCCAGGTACTGTGTACCAACCACCACCACGATCCCAAACTGAATAACCAAGTCTTGCGCTTATTTGCTCTATTTCAGATCTTGAATACATTTTACCAGCATCTAATAAAGCAACACAAAATGGACGACTTGTCTTTTTATCTGTATTATTAAATCCTGCTTTCCACTCATATGAGTATCTTATTAATAATTCTTTAGTTGTTGGTTTTATTTTAGCAACAATTTCATTTAAAGGTGCAGTCAATATGTGCTCAGCAATTACATTTTGATCTATTCCTTCTCCTATTGTATATTCTTTAACTTCTAAATATCCTAAATCAACTAAATCACTAATTACATTAGCAATTGTATCTGGATTTGATTTTAAAACTTCAGCAATAACGTCAACAGTTATTCTTTTATCTTTAGCAATTAGATCTAAAACATTTGACTGTAATTGGCTTACATCTGCAAACATTTGAAAATCTGTATCATCAGAAAATCTTGTTTTTTGTTTCCAAACTTTAAAACTTTCTTTTGCTTCTCCAAATTGATTAAAAAGAGTATAATCTTCGCTAAATTGCATAGATTGTACAACCGCGACAGGTTCTTCAGGTGCTTGATATTTACTCATATCAATACCAGCTTTTTCAAGCAACCATTCTTTAGGTGCAATTTCTTTTAATAAGTTTTCGGTAAATTCAAATCCGATAGGCTCAGTAGGAATGATATTTAATTCAGGTTCTGCAATTCCTCTATATTTAGCTAACATATTAAATACACTTTCAAGGTGCATTTGCTTACTGTTAACGTAAGTATTTTTAAAAATTTCATAACCATCACGCATTTCAGATCTTGATCCTAACTTGCCTGCCTCAGCAATACCAAAAATAGACGGAGTCGTAATCTGGTGACCACTAAACATGTTTGTTTGAATAAGTGAATCTACCCTTCCAAAATCTTCTTTAGTTATATCTGACGCGCCTAAATCATCAATAATTGGTTTTCTTTGACTGTCATTAACAAATGCTAAGATAAATTTCTTACCATCTGATCCACTGAATCTTTTGCTAAATCTTTGCTCAATATTTCTTTTCTCATCATCTGAAGGCTCTCCATTTGGTAAAGTTATAAGTTTACTTGCAGAAAACCCTGTTTGAGCATTACCTAAAACATGTTTAGAAATTTCAATATCAGACTCAATATAATTTAATGCACCAAAATAACCTGGTAAAGAATAAATACCCATATTTGGGCGGTATTCTTTTACATATAATATTTGAGAACCTGTAGGATTGTTAGGATTAAAAGCTGGATATACTTTAGCTTTTTCTTTATTGTCTCTCCAATCTTCTTTATGCCAAAATTGTGTATTGTCTTTATTTGTTCTTATGCAAGTATAATCTGTATGCCAAATCTCACTTAATTGACCAGTTTTTGACCAAATAATTTCTAAATAATATCCACCAAATAATTCTGTGTCTAATGATACTTTTCTTGTTAGATCATTAAGACTTTCCATTCTATTTACTTTCTGAATAAAAGTATCTGATTGATCATTTCCTCTCCATCCATTTGCAGTAATATAGTGAACTTTACTTTTTACAATTGCATTATGTTTAGCTGACTTATTAAATAATTCAACCAAGTAAGTTGGGTAATCATTACGATCTCCATATAAGATATAGCCTTCACCTTTCTTTTCTTTAAAGTCTGGTTGGCGTGCTTCTGCAAATGTTAATACGCGTAAATCCATTGGTTTAAAATCCATTATTGTCTAATTTTGTATGTGTCATCAGTTGAATATTGAGTATAAGAGAAAGCTTGACCTACTAATTCCATAATTCCAGTCTCTAATAGATTTAGACCTGTTGGATTAGTATTTGTAGTACTTGCTTGCTCGTAAACCTCATAAACATATTGACCATTTAATGAAGATCCAAAATTTGTGTTAGTAACTATACTAAACTCATTATATCGATCTTTAAAGATACTAACATCAGTAGCATTTAATTTTACAAACTTTACTTCTGTATTTGCACTTCTATTTGTGAAAACAAAAAGATAGTTTGGATTAATCAATAACTGTTTTTCAGTTAATGTTAAAATGATGTTCTGTGTTTGACCTTTAGTTAATCTGATCATATAAGTAAATAGCAAAACATTGATTTGTTTACAATAAAAAACCCCTGATCAAATTAATGACCAGGGGCAAACCTTAAATCTATGAAAAACTAAATCACTAAGAACCTGGAGTCTCTAAAGCTAAAGCAACAACTGAAGTTACACTTGGAGCTAATGCAGGTTCAGAACCTGTGAAAGTTAAAGTAAATCCACTTCTGTCACCTTGTGCAGTACCTGTAGAAGCTGCATTTGCAGTCATATCAATACCACGTGTTTTTCCTAAATACCAATAAATTCCGTTGCTATCTTTTACAACTGCAACTAAAGAATTCTGTGCTAACAACAATAATTCATTTCTTGTGTTAGTCTGTAATTTGTTAAGGATAATCTGCAACTCTTGTGCATAGAATACAGTTCCGTTTGCTACGGATGCATTCAAAGTTTGGTTAAACATTGATGTATCTTTTACCAAAGCGTATTTCCAAAAACGTTTTCCAACAGCTTTAGTTAAAGCGGTAATTACACCACTTGCTTCAGTTGTTGTTGTTACGTTTGCTGCTTCAGTAAAATATACCTCAACTATTCCACCTAAACTATCGCGACAGTCTAAAGAATATCCTTGTGTAAGTGCGCATGGCATATTTTTAAATTTTTAAATTTTATAAAATGGGGGATATATTTCAATCCCCCTTATAATTATGCTAAGATAAACTTAACGATCTCATCAGGGAACGCTACGTTTACACCCATTTTGAATTCAGATACAAAACGAACTTGA